AATAGCTTTAGATGGTTCTGGTATTCAAGCAGTTAGATCTGATTTAACCTTTGCATCAGATGATAATGTTATAATAAATCAAGTTAAATTGCTACTTACATCTAAAGGACTTGTTAAACCACAAAATCAAGTTTTTACTAACGAACAATTGGATGTGCTAAACGAAGCTATGGCGGCAGTAGAAGATAATGAAATTTCTATGGAAGATATCCCAGTAACTCCTGTAGGTTTAGGATCTTTAGCTACTGAAACTAGAGAAGAATCCATGGATGCTCCAGATAACGAAGATGAAAATGATGGACTTGGTCTTAACGCATTTGTTAATAAACTTAGCGGTGGAAAGAGACTAAGAAAAAGAATTAAAGAATCTATGGCAAAAAGTAAAGAAAAACTGAACTCAGATATAAGTTCGGTAAAAAAATAACCACAAAAAGATATTTATAGAATATGACAAAGTCAGAATTATTTAGGAAAATGATCAGAGAGGAAGTTCAAAAGGCTATTCGAGCTGAAATGCCTAAGATACTCAATGAACTTAAGACTCCAACAGTAACAAAAGCTACCATAAAAGAGAGTATTAACGATGCATATGGAGTTCCTTTGACTCTAAATGAACCTAGAAAACAGGCTCCAATAAAGAAAAACGTACCAACCTTTGCAAATAACTCTACCATAAACAGCATGCTTCAAGAAACAATGCTTAGCATGACTAGCGATGATGCTGCAGGATTTGGAATGAATGCTCCAGATATGCACCCTATGGAAGTATTTCAGCCAGCAGTAGACCAAGTTGGAGGAGTACAAGATATGTTAGCATCTGCTAGAGGCGCTGGAAGCATCGAAGCGGTGCAAGTTAATGTAGTTCCGGATTTTAGTGCATTAATGGATAAGTTGATCCAATCAGGAGATATGAAGTAATATGGCATACGGAATAAGACAAATACCTATCGCAGATTTAAAACCATCTATGGCTCTTGGAGTAGCAATACCATTCCAAGCTAACAACGTTTTTACTTCAGAATATTCTACAATAGGACAAACAAAGTATAATATCATAAACTTTATGTTAACGGATCGCAGGGAAAGACCCTTCAATCCAAACTTTGGTGCAGGACTTAGATCTAGATTATTTGAACAGATAACAGATGATTATCTAGAAGACTTGAAAAAATCTGTTTCCGCTGAAGTAGAGTCTTATTTTCCAAACATAATAGTAGATTCTATGAGCATCACAGCAAATCCAGATGAAAACACAGTTACAGTAACAATGGCATACTCTTTAAAAAACCTAAGAACTTCTGATAGTTTAGTTTTAGTTCTACAAAACGGATAACATGGCAAACCAGACTAAAGACATTAAATACATAAATAAAAATTTCGACTCGTTTAAGGGAGACCTAATTGAGTATGCAAAAGCCTATTTCCCTCAGAATTACACAGACTTCAGTCAACCAAGTCCTGGTAGCATGTTTATTGAGATGGCTTCTTATATCGGAGATGTCTTATCATTTTATTTAGATAATCAACTTCAAGAGACTTTTATCCAGTACGCCAAGCAGGCAAATAACTTGTATACTTTAGCTTACATGTTAGGATATAGACCAAAAGTTGTATCTGCAGCAGTAGTTAATCTAGATGTATATCAACAAGTACCTAAAATAACTTCTGGAGGAAATTACTTCCCTGACTTTAACTATGCACTAAATATACAACCGGGAATGCAAGTAAAGTCTAATGTAAACTCAAATGTATATTTCTATGTGCCTGAGAGAGTTGATTTTACTACATCATCTTCACTTAGTCCTACAGAAGTCTCAGTTTATACTATAGACGTTTCAAATAATCCTGATACATACTTACTTAAAAAGACAGTACAAGCTATATCAGGTCAATTAAAAACTGCAACATTTACTTTTGGTGCAGCAGAAAGATTTAGTACAGTGACTATCAATGATTCAAATATCGTATCTATTGTATCGGCTGTAGATAATAATGGTAACAACTGGTATGAAGTGCCTTATTTGGCTCAAGATTTCATTCTAAGCGGATCTGTAAACACAAGCTCAGATAAGAATACTGTGCCTTATATTATGCAGAAAGTATCAACCCAAAGACGATTTACTTCAAGGTTTCAGTCTAATGAGAGTTTGATGATAGAATTTGGCTCTGGTATCAATTCTAATACTAACGATAATGCTTACATACCTAATCCAAACTCAGTTAGTGTAGGTCTTACTGGTGGAGGTCTTAGTCAGATAGGTACGGCATACGATCCTACTAACTTTGTGACTACCCAGACGTATGGTTTAGCTCCAGCTGGTATAACTATAACCTTTAAATATCTTGTTGCTGGAGGCGCACAGGATAACGTTCTTGCTAACCAATTAACAGTACCAGTGTCTTTTATAGCTGATGGAGCAGATACATCATATGAAAATACTGTAGTAACAAATAACCCTGATGCTGCTGCTGGAGGAGGTGATGGTGATACTACTGAAGATTTGAGAATGAACTCAATGGCAGAATTCCCAACTCAGTATAGAGCGGTTACTCAACAAGATTATCTAGCTAGAACACTTAGTATGCCAGGAGAATATGGTAAGGTTTCTAAGGCATATGTGACTAAAGATGAAGTAACTTTTGCAAATTACAACGCAAGTGATCCAGCAGAAAGAGATCCTATCTTAATGAGTCTTTATGTTCTTGGATTAAATTTTAATGGTAATTTAGCTACTCCTTCTACAAATCTAATCGCAAATATAAATACATACCTTCAGAACTATAGGATGCTTACAGACGCGATTAATATCAAGCCTGCATACATCATCAATATTGGAGTTAACTATGATATTGTATTAATGCCAAATTATAATAGTCAAGATGTACTAGCAAGAACTTTAACCGCTGTTCAGGGCTTCTTTAATATAGATTCTTGGCAAATAAATCAGCCTATAATTCTTTCAAGTTTATATACGATTATAAATTCTGTAGATGGAGTTCAAACAGTGAAGAACATAGAAGTAGTGAATCTTTCAGGAGAAGCCAGTGGTTATTCAAAGTATAGTTACGATGTGAAGGGGGCAACAAGTAATAACATAATTTATCCTTCATTAGATCCTTCTATATTCGAAGTAAAATATCCAAACGTAGACATCAAAGGCAGAGTAGTACCTCTATAAAATAACAACAATGGCAGTATATAAAATATTTGCAGCGGCTGATGCTACGCTATATTCAGCATATCCATCGCAAAGTACAGGTCTAGATGAGATTCTAGAGGTAGGTTGTAAAAATAGTCTAATCCCATCTTCAGTTGCAAACTCAGCTACTGATATTAGAAGATCAGTGATTTTATTTTCTAGTGAAGATATAGCGACTGGATATGGTTTAGTGGAAACTGCACCTACGTGGAGCGCAAATTTTAGATTGTATTTTGCAAATGCAGAAAATCTTACAATGCAGTATGATTTATTTGTGCACCCCGTAGAACAAAGTTGGGACATGGGGAGCGGTAAATTCTTAGATATTCCTGAAAATAAAAGTGGAGTATCTTGGATTAATAGAACTGAAAATATAGCATGGACAACTCCAGGAGGAAATTTTGATACAGGAGAAACTGTATCATTTAGTCAATCATTTGGATATAAAGATAATAAAGACTTAAATATTCCTGTTAAGGGAATAGTTGATAAATGGGCACAAGAATCTCTTGATAACTATGGATTTATTGTAAAATTATCAGGATCAATCGAACAAAATACTGGAAGCTATTTAAACCTGAACTTCTTTAGCGTTGATACCCATACAATCTATCCTCCTACATTGGAATTCAAGTGGGACGATAGCTCATACAACACTGGAAGTCTTTCTGTGGTGTCAAACAATAACACAATTGTCACTCTTGGAAACAACCCGAACGTGTTCAAGAACGACACTGCCAAGTACGTCTTTACCGTAAACGCAAGGGACAAGTACCCAGCAAGAGCATTTACTACGTCTTCGATATACACAGTAAATAAAGCTCTACCAAGTTCATCATACTGGGCACTTCAAGACGTAAAAACTGAAGAAATGGTTGTAGATTTTGATAGTACATATACAAAGATAAGCTGTAACTCAAATGGGTCCTACTTTCCGATCTACATGAATGGATTAGAGCCTGAAAGATATTATAAAGTACTTGTAAAAGTGGATTTGCCTACTGGAGAAAGTATAGATATCGATGGAAACAATATCTTTAAAATAACAAGATAATATGTCAGAGAACGTAACATTTATAAAGGAAGTTCGAGGTCTCAATACTTATAAAAAGGTAGTGGACACTGAATTTACAGAGTTAGTCACACCAGTTCCTACAATAACTGAACCTGTAGTAACTGTGGCAGACTTTTTTAACTACTATGATCAGCTTTTCTTTGACATTCCAGTAACTGGAGTAACAAATTCTCATACGTATCTTGTAGAAAAAAGTCAACAATATATTGGAGCTGGAGTTATAGACCAAGAGAAGCAGGCACTGATAGAAGAAATCAATTCACTAAGAGAACAATTAAACGATTTAAGCGCAACATACCTTAACATCTCACAATTAACATAATGGCAGAGATAGTAAACATATCATACGTAGGTTCTGGGACGGAGACTCAGGTTTATACACCAAAAGACGACTCCCTAATTACAAATAGTTTTATTTACACCCAATTCGGAGATCCAAATGATGGAATAGAGTATTTTATTTATGACACTAATGGCATTCTTTTAGATAAAGTATATAATGCGACTGATTATACTCCAGCAAGTCCAGTAAATCCAACTACTGGTCTTTATGATTCTATTAACTTAGATCCAAAAAAAGATTTAGAGTCAAGAGGATTTAATAGAGGCACGCTTGACATACAATATAATTTTCTTAGAAATCTATTTAGCTCTGCTTATGGTAGATTTTATTGGATAAAAGAAGTTTCTACAAGTAGAACTGAAATTAAACTTGCATCTCAAGACATAAGTAATACTGATATCCTTTCTGGTTTTAATCAGTATCAAGCTTATATTGCAGGGTTGAGTTATTATAATGACTTCTACCTAAACTTTGGAAATAACCAACACATCATTGCTGTAAACGTTGCATACACTGAAGATGCTGATGGGGCTTACTTATTGATCAAGCTATATGAACCATTACCAAGTGATTTCGATGTCAAAGATCAGCTCTGGATCAGCGAAAAGATAGCTGAGTCTACAAGGTATAACGTAAATATAGAAGTAGAAGCGACTGTTGTATCTGCTCAACAAAATGCACTTAGAGGTCCAAATTTTGAAGTAAATATAAATCAACAAGTTGGACAAATAACTCCATATTACTCTTATAATACATTATCTACTACATCTGTATCTAGCTCATTCCAGAAAATGATGAGCTACTATCAAGATAAAGCTTTAGAAATCAATGTAGACTATACAGATTTTTCTAACTTTATTCACTTCTCTAGCGCATATTCTAGATTACAGAATTTTGCAAATAAAGTAGCAAATATAGAAAATTATACAAATTTAATAACTTCACAGTCAGCAATAACTGGAGGTCCTACAAATCCTGTTATATCATCTTCTATACTTTTGTTGAATAATCAGATAGACAGTATAATAACAAATTTTGATACATTTGAGTACTATCTATATTTTAGTTCAGGATCTTATACTTGGCCGAAATCAAATTCAACGCAGCCATATAGTTTGTATTCTGTAACATCTTCTGTGGCAAAAACTTGGCTTACTAGTAGTCTAGAATCTGCTGCATATTATGATTCTACAAACAAAGATCTACTTGTAAATACTATCCCTCAGTATATTCAAGACGATTCTGCTAATACACCATACATCACTTTTGTGAATATGATAGGTCAGCACTTTGATAACATCTGGATATACTATAAAGACGTTACAAATAGGTTTGATGCTACTAATAATCCTGAGACCGGAATATCTCCAGACTTAGTTGCTGATGCCTTAATGGCGCTTGGAAGTACTCTTTACACGAATTCAAACATATCAGATAACTTATATTACAGTCTATTTGGTATCAATGCAGATGGCTCTCTTCTTCCACCAACT